TTTAGTCCCACCATTCGGCAGAGTGTCTTTTAAGAATCTCAAATATTAGATCATCAGCTTTTTGTTGACGTATCATACCCATATATAAAGAAATGGTTTCTTTCTCTTCTAAACGTGAATGATGAGAATACTTTTTTAAAGCAGCTCGTTTAGCTGCTGGATACTTAGCAACATATTCATCTAAGTTTTCAGATAGTGCATCACCAAGTATATCTTCATCATTGAGAACTATATAATCATAGCGTTCTAATTGATAATATTCAGTATGCTTACGTTCTAAAAGATTAAGTACTACTGTCATCCAGTAGTTATCTCTGTCTATATTTACATGTCTATTTTCTGATACTAGATGAGCTCTATGAAATTCAAGTTTCTTTTGTAAAAGCTTAGTGATATAGTAATCATCCCAATGCCTATCTTTCCAAATAGTTGGAAACCATATAATTAGACTGTATATAGATGTAAAGAATTCTTTTATACGCCAATGCATATATCTTTGCCATTTATACCTTGGTACATCCCAAGCTGTATCTTTAGGAATAGGTAATTTAGTATACTGTTTCATCATCTAAGTGTTTAGCTATTTCTAATAAAGATTTTACATGAGATTTATCTAAGATAAATTCATCCCATGCACCATACTGAGATTTATATCCAAATATGTACTTAACTGCATACTTGACACGGTACAAAAAAGACCGTCTTACTAGATGTACGTGAACAAATGCTTCTGGAGGAAACATATCTCCACCTTTATCTAAATGTATTATCATTTGATGATCTGAGCTATAACAGCTACAGAGTAATAATATAGACTTATCTTCCATTTTAATGTGTTTTAGGTTTCCAACCAATCATAGCTCGATCACCATTTGCTATTACGCAATTTCTGCATAAAACACTTAACCAACCACTTGTTATACCAAGATCTTGTTCAGATCCACAGTCTTGACAAGTATAGTCACATAAGTGCTCAGCCATTTTAATCATACCTTCTACCACCTCATCATGACCATCAGTATAAAAACGTAATCCTCCAAACTTTTCTTTCATTTGGCTACAGGTTACTTGAGCCGGTTTATACTGGCCATCTTTTGTATAAGAAACATGATAATCAATATAGTGTTGTATACAAGCACATAGCTTATCTATAACTGGTAACCAGCCTTCTGGTACACCATGCCAGTTAACACCATTAGGGTTACCATTGTATGGCTCAAATATCTTAGGATACTTGTTAATAATATCTTCTGTTTTCATAATCTAAGTTTTAAAATAGAGGATAGACATTATATCTATCCTCTATGGTTCGTTAATTACTTTTTCGGGGCACCATTGGAACGATTTACCGTCTGTTTATAAGTGCGTTCTGCTACACGTAACGTATAAGTAGCTTCCATACATGGAGATTTCATTAACTGCTCCCAAATATCCGGTTTTGTCGTGGCTCTCTACAGTGCAATACTAAGAGGACATTTCACGTGGCCGGTTTTATTGCCACTGACTTCAATTTGGTAATGTCTTAAAAAAGGGTCTATCCAAGGGTTCCATAGTTCTTATGGGTCTAGTACTGTCCTGGGTTCTTTACTGTACTTTTACAGACGTCTCTGCTACTCGTCACCGAAGAAGCTCTTGTCCTGACTAATTTAGTTAATACACCACTTAGCTCCTCAGATCAGACCCTTTAATTAAATAGCTACTATACTAAGCCAATGCGGGCGTAAAGCCGATGACTTACATGACGTTAATACAATCAGCTAATATCAATATATAGTCAGAACAGGACTTGAACCTGCATTTCTATGCAATATTGCACCGCTGTTACCAATTACAGCCACCTGACTATAATTATTTTAATATAATAGTTTTTCTAGTGTTACCCTTACCCATAAAGAGTCTATCTATAATTCCCATAGATACAAGAGTATCTATACTTCTCTTTATAGATGACGGACTTGTTCCACATTCATCTGCCATGCGGTATACACTTACAATAAGTTCATTAGTTTGACTACCAGCAAACGTACATAGATATGCGTACAAGCCCTTGTCTTTCAAAGATAGCTCTGGATTTCTCATCACTTCATTAGAGACTTGACCAAAGCCTTTCTGTAAACGTGGATTTGTGCTTTTCATGCATCATGTATTGTGTGTAGTTTATGACTATTGTTATACAAATATAGTAGAAAAAATGTAGAGGTGGTCAAAGACCTACCCCTACAAACTACTAACTAACCCTAATCAAAGATAGTCCTTTAAGAAATCATCTACATTAAAGTCACCGTCTGGACGACTGCTTAACTTTTTTGTTATTAATTTTAAATATGTGTCAAAGTTATAAAGTGAACTTTTAACAATAGATATCCTCTTAATGGTTGTGTTAACTGTAATATTATCTATTTCATCCTCTTCTTTACTATTATTTTCTTCGTCTTCTTGTTTTTCTTTAAGATCCATCATCAAGTTAATAATACTTAACTTAATTTTATCTTCTTTAGACTGAGACGATGAATTTAAATACTTATACCTACTATATGCTTCCATAGCCATACGTTGATGACCATAAAAGGTAAGTAAAGTGTATTCATATTCTAATGGATCGTTGATCATTTTAAGACAACGTTGTAGGTCACCTGTAACGGTAGACATATCTTTAGGAGCATCATCTTCATCTTCAAATAACTCAGCTCTCTGTAGAGCATTTGAGAAAGCTGCAAAGAAGATACGCTCACGGCATTTAGTTCTGATATAACCAGGAATATTCATAGCCTCATGAAATTCATCCTTATCATGGTTAAAATCTCTTTCTTTTAGTAACATAGCTTTAGTTTTAAAAGAGAGAGGCCATTGCTAACCTCTCTCTATTGGTTTAGTTAAACTTTTTAAACTTTAATACCAAACTAGTTACTCCTTTGTCATTACGTAGCTCAAAAGAATTAATTGGAATGATAAACTCACCATGTTTAATGATGTTAGTTGTATTAACTACAGATTTATCAGTAGTCACTTTTACATCATTACTAACTTTCTTAGTATATCTTCTTTTAACTCTTCCAAGGTCTTTGTAGATAACTTTTTGATTACGTACATATTTATGCACGGAATTAGTTGTTCTAGACAATTCTGCAGCTAATCCTTTAGCTACATTATAGTCAAACCTTAAATTACCATTGATATATGGCATTAATTTACTGATTTCTTCATTAGTGAAGAATTTACCTGGTTTTTGAATAGTACCCATTTTTGTTTATTTTATGATTGATTAATGATTAAGAATCTTGTCTGCAATATAAGTGATAAACTCTTCTGCAGTTTTTGTATCATCAGACATGTAGTCTTCTATTAAGATCATATCTTTGATACTATCTACCGAAAATGCGGAATGGTAGTTAACAGATATATGAGGTGTAGAATGATAAGAAGAAACACCTACATCAGATATTTTTGTAGAGAATTTATCCTCTATTTCTTTTCTAAGAACTTGTTTTTTAACTTCAAGCTCTTCAATCTTAGCAATAGTTAGTAATAACTCTTTATATAATTTGGAAGATTCCACCTTAGTTATAAGGATTTCGGAACTTCCTTTGTGACGAGCTACTAATTCAGCTCTCACTTTCTCTGCTAATGCTTTAGCAATAGTTGGTGTCAGTTTTTTCTGTGACATGATTGTTTTTTTATGAATGATAAATTGATTGCAGGTCTACTATCTTTACTCTGTTACCCATTATAATCTCCACTCTATTAGAGCGTCTATCTGCAAGAGAAGACACATGGAGTTCTTTACACCAGTTTATATATTCTGGTGTAATTGGTCTTGGTTTAAAAGAAGAATAGTTAGTTAGAACTAAAGGACACTCATCTGGTCCTTTAGTTCCTAATAATTGGTTTATTAACTTTTTCATATGATGGTTTTTAAAATGATTCAATCATAGGTAGTAAAGTTAATGCTTGATCATATGAGTCAGCCCAGATCTTATAATCTTTAATGATCCACATAGATTTACCTGTTGTGGTATTGATCTCGTCTGGAGGTGGAGGCATTGTATTATCAGCTACAGTAAAACCTGCACTGTCATACTCTGGTTCTTCGCTCATGCAATATGCATTAGGAACCTCACTCCATACAGACTCATCATTAAGGATGGCCACTGGTAACCATACAAAACCTGACTGTACACCATTAGGTGTTGGCGTCACTATGTTATTCTTTATAAGAAAGTCTAACATACCCTCATTTTCTGAGTAGTCTTTGATTAGCACTTCGTTATCAGCTAGAAGAACATGATCTATGTTCACTGTAGCTGTTGCATAGGGTTGACCATCAATAGCATCTAGGATCTGTATAGCAGTACGCCCATTGGCATACTTATCTAGTTTTACAGTTACACTGTAAGTCTGCTCGTGAGCAGTTAATTTAAATACTTTCATGTTTAATGAATTAAGGGTTATATATAATTTTGTGGACGTTTTTTAGCTTTTGCAAAGTTAAACTCTACAATAAAGCATAATACAACTATGAACAACTGTGGTCTATCATAGCTAATACCGAATAGGATGGTGTTCTTAACAAACTTAAGAGACACAAACTTGTTACTGAATAATGTTTTCTCCATGATTAAGGATTTTTAAATGATTAATGTTTCCAATAGTTTACTTTACCAACTACGCATCGGTATTGTTTTGGTGCATGATACTGTCTTTCAACTGCACATGATGACACCATTAACACTATAGTCATAGTTACAAGAAACCATATGACTAGTTCTAATACAGGATTGATACTCTTTTTCAATATAATTGATTTAGTGGTTAAGAATTATACAGATGTACCCCCTTTGATGTGATCTCCAGGGCTAACCATCCATACATAAGTTTAATATTGTTCTATTTGAGGGAAATATTTTATAAAACTGATCCACCATAAGGTGAGACATGCCATGAGTGCTATTAGACCAGTATAGAATACGGTCCACTTGATTATGGATAAGATTATATATCTTCTTTTCATAATATTAGTCGCACCAGCTTCTACTACATGTTGGACAAGAGATGATATGTGTAGAGGAAGAGATCTTAAATGCTTCTTCTTCTCCATGTTTCTCTATTAGCATCTCAGACAATGTCTGAAGCTTACCGTACCTGTCATCTCTAACCCAACCATATGTATGGTTACAATTAGAAGATGCAAAGAAAGGAACCTTGTTAGTGTCACAATAGATCCTTTGATTATCGTAATGAATATTATCCATTAGTATGTTGTTTAGAAGGTTAGAAATATATAGGTTTTGTGCTTCAACCTACAAAGCCTCTGATCAATGAAGTAGACCAGATAAACTCCTTAAAGGACACCCTAATTTATCCAACTTACAGGTGTTGTGGCTGTCCCAAGAATCTCAAGGATCCTCTTGGTTAGGAATAGATTATTTAGATTTGCTCCCAGGTTATCAACCTGCTGTTACCAAGTAACAGTACTTACCCATATGGCTATCACACCATTTCCTTTCATATTGGGCATACTATCTGTTGATTATACAGACCGTATCTTTAATGAGGTCATATTTGACCCCTCCATAACATAGTAGTAAGAGTTAACTATATAGTAGTATGTTAATGGGGTCATATATGAGCTCACTTAGAACACTTTCTCAAAATACTCTTCGTTCTTGATGTAGTATTCACGAGCCGGGAAGATGGCTAACCACCAACCAAAGAACATAGTGTATCCTATGAACCATCCGTCAGATGTTATAACTTCTAAGTATGGTGTAAAGAACATACCTACTGTGGATAACATAAGGAAGAAGAAGATATAGGATACAAAGTAGATGACAATAAGCATGATAGATTTCATGATTTAATGATTTAGTATGTGAATGGATAGAAAAAGAGCTTGTAGTTTATGTAAAATGGCCCATCTTGCTCAAGGATCGGGTTGAAAACTGCCACTGTAAACAGCAGGCTAGATACTTTTCGGAACAATAATAGTAATAATAATAATGTATTACCTTACCTATAACATCATAGAGCTCATCCGATCTGACATTACTGTCCAGATGTCTCTCCGTAAATAGGTGGTGACAGAAGTCAACCATATGTCTACCGTTTGCAACCGTCATATGACGACTGTCTGTGAGCTGTATCTGTTGCTCAACAAAAACCCAGTTACAATACATCTTAATCTCTAACAACCGGGAAGCTCAAGAGATGGAAGCAGAACAGCTGCACACTGGACAGTTATATACACCTGACAAGTATGTCCGTAAGAATAGGTAAGAGGCAGAACGTTTCTGATACATCAGACAGTATGAACGTTAACTGTTGTTCCTACATAGCCTATTCTCCAGGGACAATAAGTTATAGCTATCTTATCCGCACCCAAAGGTGTGGTTTAGAGCTAATGGAAAGGATGAAAGAAGTGAGTGACAGTGTCCTACCACTCACTTATACACACACAAACGTTTATAAAACGGTTTAATATGTGACAACTACAATAACTCTGGACATATATCCAGAATGTAGCTTGGCCAATACTAGCTTTAGGTTAGTAAAGCGTAGTTTAATATGTTCATACCAATTACGGAACATGTCCCAGGTATGAAACATAAGAGTCTTAGATCTAATCATAGATACGTAAGTTTAGGGATGGGTAGATAAGAGTAAAAACTTAGTACTATATCCTAACGGAAAACCTACATCAGGTTAACATAAGACGTAGTACTAAGTTGTTCCGTGACATAACGGAAAAAAAGGGGATATAATCCCCTTTGGTGGAACTGGTCTTATGACCAGAATCCACCTTGGCTTGCATCCTTTGGGATCAAGCCTCCGTCATCCGCAAGGCGGGTGCCGGGTACGACCTGGAAGTTTCCAGAGTCGTCCGTGGCTTCCACGACCTGGTCCATTGAAGATGACCAGAAAGTAACTACACGACCTTGGTCTGTGGTTACGCGGAAGCCTACATTTCCAGTCTTAGAAGCTTTAGCTTCGACAGACGAAATGTTGAAGGTCAACGTTTCTAGTTGACCGAGTGCTTGCTTTGCAAGCAGATGCAATGATGTTGCTGCCATAAATTTTAGTTTAACTTGTTAAACGGGGGGTATTCCCCGCCAAATTTATGTTGGGGTAGCTTGATTGGGCGGGTGCTCAGAACCTCTAATATAAACCACGTAAGAGGGGGGGGTCATTTTTAGGGGGTAAATTGGGTGGGTGAATAAAAAACTAAAAAAATAATATTTGGAAAATTGGTAGGTTATAATTAAATTTGTTAAGTTTAAACCTAATAAGTATATTATACTATAAACCAAGATTATATGATACATGTTTGTAACATCCACTGTCACGCATTAGATATTGAAAAAGTGGAGCTCATGGGTATAGAGGACAAGGGTCAGTGGATGTCCTTTGCATTCCATCTAGATGTAGTGATTGCTTGTAAGCTCACTTCCCTAGAAGAGGACTCCTTAGTGTTTAACTGTACCACCATCTTTACGGAGCCTGGGGATACGTACATTATAGACACACCGTATCCAGAGTTTCTAAAAATATTTGTTGATTATCATGAACAACCTACAGTGTCTCATCCTTCTAAAGAAGAAAAGAGTGGAGATGAGTTAGATTTTTAAACAATAAAACAAACCAAAAATGAAAAAAGAACAAAACATGGAGCAGGAAGAACAGAAGGTTCCTACCAAAGAAGAGATCATTGCTTTTATTAAAGAGCAGATTGAAGTGAAAACTGTGCAGCTAGAGTTGCAAGAGTTAAACACTGGACTAGCTAGTGCAAGAGCAGAAGAGCTTAAAGCTTTAGCATTTATTGCACAGATGACCCAACAAGGAGGAGCTAAACCAGAAGGCACCCCTCACACTATTACACAAGAAGATATGGATAATAATCCAGAACTTGTAGAAGAGGGTATTAAGGTGGGAGACGAAGTGATTATTCCTTCTATGCCTCCTACAGAAAAAAGATCTTTAAAGAAAGACAAATAAATTAATATGGTTGTTGCCTATAAGCTTAAGGACTACTCATCATCATTTATTTTTGAAAGAGAACATCCAAAAGAGTTACGATGGGATAATAAGTACAAGTTGTACATGCTGACAGAACATGAAACATGTCAAGGGATATGGTTCTATGATAAGTCAGTGTTATTTGGAGAGATTATTACATCATGGCAGAGCAGCAACGTATTACATATAGATAGTTTCACTGTGCTTCCTAGCCATAGGGGAAAAGGATTGGGATATGCAATGATCCATTCCCTTATGGATTGGGCACAGGAAATGGGTTATGAGTTTATTACAGGAGAAGCTCGTGAAGGAGCTAGTTGGCATATATTCAAAAACCTAGGAGCTGAGTCTATTCTTTCTTACAAGGATTGGAACAAAACAAAAGAAAATTACACAAGTTTTAAAATCACATTATAATGGCACTAGTTAATCAGGTGGATAAAAGAGTGAGAATGACCACTTGGCAGATTGTCAAGTATCAGATACTCACACATTGCTATCTCTTTGAAATACCAGTTAGTGAAGCAGACTTAAACTGTCTCACTCTATTGGCTATTGAAGGAGATCAAGAACTAACACATTTCTGTAACAAAGCATATGATAAGAAAATCTTCTCTAGCACACAGTCTGTGCGTAACTGTCTCACTAAAGCTGAAAGGAAAGGATTGATTATGAAAGAAGGAAAGAATAAGAAAAAGATTTCTATTAATTCTAGTCTTAAACTACATGCTCACGGAAATATTTTGTTAGACTATAAATTTTTAAGCGTTGAAGCCTAAAAAGTATAAAGACATACTTCCTATTGTAGCTGAAGAGCTAAACTTGTCGCAACAGATGGTGACAGATGTCACATCGTTCTATTGGCAAGAGATAAGAAAAAGTCTATCAAGCTTAAAACATAGTAGAATACATATTACCAATCTTGGAGACTTTACAATAAAGCATTGGAAGTTAGATGACAAGATTGATAAGTTAGAAAAGTTTAAAGACAACTTTAGACAAAAAGGATTACAAGAAATTGTAACCAGGTTTAGAACAGATGAGACACTCTTTGATCTAAAGGCAATTAAGATCCTAATGGATGAAGAGAAACAAAGGAAAGATTTTATTAAGTTACATAAAACCAAAACTGATGAGTCTAAAAGAGAACATAATACAAATTTGGAAAGCAAAGGGACAGATCCTGGAGGGAATAACTAACTCCATCTTTAAGAGAGAGGATGTAGAAGAGATTGCTAAACGTAGAATGGATATATGCTTCTTCTGTGATCTATATACAGAAGATGATAAAGGATGTTTAGTTCCGGGTACAGGTCCATGTTGTAATCAAGAACTTAGTGGATGCGGATGTAGTTTAAGTTTTAAAACTAGATCTCTATCTTCAGATTGCCCAAAGGGACATTGGAAAGCTGAGGTGACACAAGAAGAAGAAGATTTAATTAATCAGAAGTTAGGAATATAAACAACAAACATATGAGCATTATAACATTCACACCACATGACCACAAGTATACAAGTATAGATAAACAAGAAGATATCAAATGGGTATCTGTAACATCGTTTATTGGTAACTTTAAACAACCATTTGACGCAGATAAGATTGCTCTAAAAACATCTAAGTCTAAGAAGTCTAAATGGTACGGCATGACGCCAGAAGAAATAAAACTTGCATGGTCTAATGAAGCATTACGTGCTACAACATTAGGTACATGGTATCATAATTGCAGAGAATCAGATATATGTTCATTAGAAACAATAGAAAGACATGGTAACACTGTTCCTATTTTTAGGCCGATTGAGACTGACGGTATTAAGGTTTCTCCAAATCAGAAGCTCACAGATGGTGTATATCCTGAGCACATGGTTTACCTAAAATCTGCCGGATTATGTGGTCAATCAGATCTTGTTGAGGTGATTAGTGGAGAAGTTCATATTACAGACTATAAGACTAATAAAGAAATTAAGACAGAAGGATTCACTAACTGGGAGGGTATCACCACTAAGATGAACTCTCCTGTTAGTCATCTTGATGATTGTAATGTAAACCACTATGCGTTACAGTTAAGTTTGTATATGTATATTATACTGAAACATAATCCAAAACTAAAGCCAGGAATACTAACTATACATCATATTCTATTTGAAGAAGTGGGTAAAGATAAGTTTGGTAATCCCATCACCGCTCTTGATACAAATGGTGATCCTATAGTTAAAGATATTATTCAGTATGACCTACCATATTTGAAAGCAGAAGTTATATCTTTACTACATTGGTTAGAAGATAATAGAGATAACTTAAAAGCTAAACACTAATGAGAAAAGAATTACTAGTTTCAGCTACTAAAGAAAAGAAACTTATTGTTACACTTACCAATAAGATTATTGAAAAATATCCTGATCTATCAGCTGATAATACACTTGTTTTAATGGTTAGTCCTGATTATTCTGCAACAGTAGCTATGCACCTTGCTCATAATTTAAGTAAAGATGGTGAAATGTGTGATATACTACCTATACACGTCCCTTATCCTGATGAAAATGAGCACATCTATGTAAGAAAAGCAGACCAAGATATAGATAACTGGTTTAAGTTTTCAGAAGATAATTATAAATATTATCTTTTAGTAGAAGGAGGTGTAATACGTGGAGGCAATTATACATGGCTCACTAAGTTATTAAATAAAAAAGTCACTGGTAAAGTGATTACTGCTTCTTTATATGAAAATATAGGAAGTAGATTTCAAAGTGATGTTGTAGCAGAATACTATGATAACACTAAACAAGACCTCACTTTCTATTTTGAAAGAGAAAATAAACATTGGAACTAATGGTAAGATTATTTGATATACAGAATGGTAAGCTTGTTCCTAGTGAACATTGCTACACATTAAAGTTTTTAAAAGATATAATGGATGAGTATGGTGATGAATCTGTAAAGGTTTATACATATTTGTTCTATATGACTTGTCCTAACCCAGATTTGAATCCTTTCTTTGATGTACCGGAAACAGACAAAGAAGAGATTATTGTAACAGAGGTGGACGGAGAATTTTCTACAGAAGATGATCTTATAGTGAATGCACTTAAAATGTGTAAGAAATTATATGAGACTCCTACATATAGAGCATACCAGGGTATTAAGATAGCACTAGATAATATGGCTGGGTTTATGGCTACAGAAAAAGTAACTTCTGGAAGAGATGGATCTGCTACAGCTATTCTAAGAATAGCAGAAAGATTTGATGCAGTTAGACAAAGCTTTAAAGGTGTGTATAGAGATTTATTAGAAGAACAACAATCACAAGTTAGAGGTGGACAGAATCTAGCTTATGATCAGTAAAGATAATGTTCCCTAAGTACACGGGATCGTAGTTCCTCTAAGGCTTATTTATTAAATAGGCACACTACAAGAGCTAGATCGTAAGCTAGATGGTTTGGTAACTTTTCCACTGACGTAATAAGTTACAACATTGTAGAGTGGCGAAATTGGGTTGTCTCAGTTATGACCCTGGCATACGCACCCACCTGTCTCGTGGGCGGTGACAAAGAAATAGATTGATGATATGGGGTAGACCACCAGCTTGCAAGCGTACTGTCATCAATTGAATCTCACCTTGGTGGTTCGAGTCCATCCTCTACAGCATATTAGGTTGACTGGAATGTATCCTTTAACTGTAGAAAGGGCGGATACCTAGAGGTTAGAAATGCCAGTCGTAAAAGCAGATGTCCACGCACCCATCTTCTGCTTTCCTAAAAATATTAAACTATAAAACTATGGCACAAGACGTTTACACAGATTATGAAATTAAAGAGTTTGCAGCAATTGACCCTCTATCAGATATTGATGGTTATATGCATGATTGGGTTTTCCATTTTAATCCTTACAATAAACTATGGAATGCTATTCCTAGAGATTTATATATTAAATATTGGGACAATTGTGAACTGGATGGCGTATTACGTAGTAAAGATTTTAACACTCTTTTACACTTATTACATAAGTCTAAAGGTGATGTAAACGAGATTCGTAATATAACCACTGTTGTTACTCGTAAATAATGTTTAAAGAAATACCTACATATGAGAATGGTGTATGGGATGTAACCACATTCTATACAAGAGAGGAGTTTAAAGACTTTCTTTTATCTATGTTTAAAGAGCCAGGCAAGTATGACTTTAATGAAACTAGTAAGATCTTTAATGAAGAAGGACGTAAGTTTCAAAAACAGGGATACTATTGTGCAGCACCAATAAAGAGTAAAGACTTTATTACATACTGGAACGATCAAAAGAACAAATGTCGTAACGGTGTAATTATTAAAGATGCTGGCAATTCTTGGTTTATAAGTAGAGACTATTACATGTGGTTAAACTTTCTTCCTATCTATGATAAAGAAGAAAAGAGGTTTGACTTTGCCAAAGTGAGAGATGCACAGTATCATATGGCTCTATATGAGCATTTAGCTGAAATGAACTGGAAGCATGCCATCATTCTAAAAAAGCGTCAGATAGCATCCTCATATTTTCATATGGCTAAGCTAATCAACCAGTATTGGTTTGAAGAAGGAGCTGTATTAAAGATAGGAGCTAGTCTAAAGGATTACATTAATGAGAAAGGTTCATGGAAGTTTCTTGGTGAATACAAGAACTTTTTAAATGAACACACTGCATGGTATAGACCAGCAGAGCCAGACAAGGTGGGAGCTTGGCAGCAACAGATTAAAGTGAGAATGGGTGGTCGTGACACTTATAGAGGTTTGAAATCCACGATCAACCTATACTCCTTTGAGAAAGACCCGACACACGGTGTCGGTGGACCTGTCACCTATTTCTTTCATGAGGAAGCCGGTATTGCTCCAAAGATGGACGATACTTACGGGTTTATGAAACCAGCATTGAAGTCTGGTCACATGATTACGGGCCAGTTTATTGCAGCTGGATCTGTCGGTGATTTAGACCAGTGCGAGCCTATGAAAGAATACATCATGCATCCAGAAGAAAATGGATTTTATGCTGTAGAGTCTAATCTCATTGATAAAGATGGTACAATAGGAAAAACAGGTTTGTTTATTCCTGAACAATGGTCTATGCCTCCATACATAGATCAATGGGGCAACTCTAAAGTGGAAGAAGCTTTAGAAGCATTGGAGAAAGAGTTTGATAAGATGAAGAAGGACTTAGATCCGGCAGCTTATCAGTTGACAGTATCTCAGCAACCTCGGTGTATAGAAGAAGCATTTGCAACACGTAAGGTGAGTGTGTTTCCTCCACACTTAGTTGCTAAACAAATGCAACGTATACAAGATAAAGAATATCCCACTGAATATTTAGAACTATCTCGTAATGCTGAGGGTAAGATTGTAGACAAACCTTCTAGAAAGATTCCTATCATGGACTTTCCTGTATCTAAGAAGACAGAAGATAAAGAAGGAGTGTTATGTATTTACGAAAGACCTCATAAAGATCCTACATTTGGGATGTACTATGCTTCTGTGGACCCTGTTAGTGAAGGAAAGACCACTACATCTGATTCACTATGTTCTATATACGTATATAAGAATCCAGTGGAGGTTATAAAGGATGATGGTAACGGATCTGTAAAGAACGAGATAGAACGTGACATGATTGTAGCATCATGGTGTGGACGTTTTGATGATCTTAATAAAACTCATGAAAGACTTGAGCTTCTTATAGAATGGTATAATGCCTGGACTATTGTAGAAAATAACGTAGCTTTGTTTATTCAGTACATGATTTCAAAAAGAAAGCAGAAGTACTTAGTTCCAAAAGATATGATCTTATTTTTAAAAGATATTGGTGCCAATAGAAATGTATTCCAAGAATATGGTTGGAAAAACGTAGGTACATTATTCAAAGGAAATGTACTATCTTATGGTATAGAGTTTACAAAAGAAGAACTAGATCATGAGACCAAAGAAAATGGTGACATTGTAAAGACAATATATGGTGTTGAACGTATCCCTGATATTATGCTTCTAAAAGAGATGCAAGCATACAGAGATGGTCTAAACGTAGATAGATTAGTAGCTTTTTGTGCTCTTATAGCTTTTGCAAAGGTGCAACAGAGTAACAGAGGATTGACTAAACGTGTAGAAGTTACAAAAGAAAACTTGGATAACTCCCAGAAATTTAGTAAATTAAATTGGAGCCCCTTTAGACATATAGGTGGCTCTAAAGGTAATGGAGTTAATTCAAAAAGCCCACGTAATCCCTTTAAAAATATGAGATAATTATGGAAAATCAAGAACTTCATGCTCAAAAAGTAACTATTCTTTCTAGATTGATTAAAGAAAACTACCTAACCCTTGAGGAAGCTTTGCTTCTTTTAAAGGATGAAGAGCCTAAACAAGCTCCAATAAATATTGTAAGTGGTGGTAGTACAATTAGCTATCCTTCTTTGGGTACTTGGAGTCCAACTACTAACTATCCTTCGTTCATCTCTACAACTGGCACATCTTTTATTAATACAGCTGTAGATAATTCAGCAGACTTAAATACTTAACTATCATGCAGATATATAATGCTCTAGATCTTAAATCTGGGAAAAAGGCGGATTATAACAAAATGGGTACACTTACCCAGCCTGTCCAGTTTATATCTGAAAAGGAAAAAGACGAAGAGTGGAGATCTTGGAACCTAGATTGGCTAGAATTTCAAGGAATGAAACAGCTTAGACGTAATGCTCGTAGACTCATGAAGAACTACAAGCTTGCTAAAGGTATTATTGACAAAGCTGATTATATTGTAGAAGAGGATAATGAGATGGCAGATCTTATTGACACACTTACAAAAGAAGATGAATCTGCTTTAGAACTTAAGTTTTATCCTATTATTCCTAACGTAATTAACGTATTATGTAATGAGTTTTCCAAAAGAAGCTCACGTATTATGTTTAAAGCTATGGATGACATCTCTCATAACGAGATGATGGAAGAAAAGCGTGGTATGGTGGAGAAAGTCTTGCTTGAAGATGCTGAAAGGAAGATGATGATGGAGATGATGGCTATGGGTATTGAGCTTGACTCTGAAGAAATGCAGAAAGCATTAGCTCCAGAAAGCTTACAACAACTTCCTGAGATTGAAGGATTCTTCCGTAAAGACTACAAGTCTATGATTGAGCAATGGGCTAGTCATCAGATGTCTGTAGACGAGGAAAGATTTAAACTACAAGAATTAGAAGAGCGTGGATTTAAAGACATGCTTATTACAGATAGAGAGTTCTGGCATTTTAAAATGAATGAAGATGACTATGAACTAGAACTTTGGAACCCACTTTTAACTTTTTATCATAAGTCTCCAGATGTTAGATACATCTCCCAAGGTAATTGGGTCGGTAAGATGGATATGATGTCCGTATCGGACGTTATTGACAAGTATGGATGGATGATGAACGAGGAACAAATGGAGTCCTTAGAAGCCATCTATCCGGTCCGTTCAGCAGGCTATGCTGTACAGGGTTACCAGAATGATGGTACTTATTATGATCCTACTAAATCTCATGATTGGAATACAGAAATGCCATCATTGGGGTATAGACAATATGCTTCTTTATACGACACTAAGTTTGGTACAGGAGATATTGTAGAATGGATCTTATCAGACTCAGAAGACACTGTAGATTTTGGTAAGACTCATCTATTACGTGTTTCTACTATTTATTGGAAGAGTCAACGTAAGATAGGTCACTTAACTAAGATTACAGAAGAAGGAGAAATTATACAGGATATCATCACTGAAGAATATAAAGTGACAGATAAGCCTTTGTATAATACATCTATATACAAACAAAAGTCCAAAGATAACTTAATCTTTGGTGAACATATTGACTGGATTTGGATTAATGAAACATGGGGTGGAGTGAAGATTGGTCCTAATAGACCAGCGTTTTGGGGTATGAATAACCCAGGTGGCATCAATCCAATTTATTTGGGACTGAATGGTGGCAAACCAGGAAGAGTTCCGTTCCAGTTTAAAGGAGATGCAACATTATATGGCTGTAAACTACCAGTGGAAGGTTCTGTGTTCGGTGATCGTAATACCCGCAGTATTTCATTGGTAGATCTTATGAAACCATACCAGATAGGCTATAACATTGTAAATAACCAAATAGCAGATATCTTAGTTGATGAGCTTGGTACGGTTATTATGTTGGACCAGAACTCTTTGCCTCGTCACTCCATGGGAGAAGATTGGGGTAAAAATAATCTGGCCAAAGCCTATGTGGCTATGAAGAACTTCCAGATGTTGCCTTTAGATACGTCTATTACAAACACTGAGAATGCTCTTAACTTCCAACACTATCAAGTGTTGAACCTAGAACAAACTAACCGTTTACTTTCTCGTGTAAACTTAGCAAGTTATTTCAAGAACCAAGCTTTTGAGGTGATTGGTCTTAACCCACAACGTATGGGCCAAGCTATTGCACAACAAACAGCTACAGGTATTGAACAAGCTATGTCTGCTTCTTATGCACAGACAGAGCAGTATTTCATACAACACTCTGATAACTTAATGCCTAGAGTTCACCAAATGAGAACTGACTTGGCTCAGTATTATCATTCTAACAAACCTAGTGTACGTCTTCAGTATATCACTTCTAAAGATGAGAAGGTTAACTTTGAGATTAACGGCACTGAGTTGTTAATGAGAGACTTAAACATATTCTGCACCACTAAGACTAATTCTCGTGCTGTAATGGAGCAGCTTAAACAACTAGCTATTAACAATAACACCACTGGTGCTTCTATATATGATCTAGGTAATGTTATTAAGTCTGAGTCTATTGCAGAACTTACTGGTGTTCTTAAGAATGCAGAACAAAAGGTACAGTCTCAGAAAGAATCTGAAATGCAGCAGCAACAAGAAATGCAGAAGCAGATGATTGAGTCTCAAGAGAAGCAGAAAGCAATGGATCTTCAGTTTAGATCTGAACAAGCTGATATGGATAGACAAACACAGCTTACAGTGGCAGAGATTAGAGCAGCAGGTTATGGTGCCACTGTAGATATTAATCAAAACCAGGTTTCAGATTACCAAGATGCTTTAGAAGGTATTCGTCAGGAACAACGCTATCAAGATCAGATGAACTTGAAACGTGAATCTGAGATGACTAAGAAAGAACAGGGTAATCAGAAACTACAGATTGAGCGTGAATCATTACAAGCTAGAAAAGAAATAGCAGACAAACAGTTACAAGTTGCTAAAGAAAATAAAAATAAATATGATGTCTCTAAATCTTCTGATAAAAAGACAAAATAGTTATAGCTCTATTATCCACACCTTAGATAAAAATATTACAGGATAAGTAAATTTTTAAGATTTAAGTTGTATATTAATTATGTAGAGATACACAAAAAAACCAAACAAAATGACTGATACTCAAACCAATGTACAGACATCTGTACAACAAGTGGATCTTGATATTGACAGTTGGTTAGGAGCACCTGGTGCAGACAGCATCGTTACTCCTAGCACTGAAGATAAAAAAGACCAAAAACCCAACATCTTTAGTCAAGGAAAGTTTGATACAAGCTTCCTAGATGAAGAAGATAATACTGATAAAGATGAAAATGCTGATGGAAAGCCAAAAGATCCTGATGCAGCTAAAAACTTTATTAATGACCTTGTGAATGTAGATGATAATGATCAAGATGATGATCAGCCATCTAAATCTAAAGGTGGAAGACCTAAGACAGAAAAGTCTGGCTTAGTAGAGTTTCTTAAAAAACGAATAGAGTCAAAAGAGATGTTTGCTTTTGATGACTATGATGAGGGTAACCAGTCTCTTGAAGAGTACTTAGGTGGTCTTGGAGAGAAAGATGTTGAGGAGCTATGGCAAGCCAACATTGATAACTTAAAACAAGAAGTTGCTGCTAAGACACCCCAAGAGTTTTTTGAGTCACTACCAGAAGAGTTGCAATATGCAGCTAAGTATGTGGCAGATGGAGGACAAGATTTAAAAGGTCTTTTCCAAGCTCTAGCACAAGTTGAGCAAGTTCGTCAGCTTGACCCTACTAAAGAGAACGATCAGGAAGGTATTGTAAGATCTTATTTACAAGCCACCGGATTTGGTAACGAAGAGGAGATTGATGAAGAACTAACTACTTGGAAAGATCTAGGAGTACTAGAGAAAAAAGCCAAGCAGTTTAAGCCAAAGTTGGATCAGATGCAAGAAGAGTTTGTACAATCTCAGATTGTTGAACAAGAAAGCAGAAAGATTCAGCAGGAACAAGCAGCAGACACTTACATGAAAAGTGTATTTGAAGCTCTTAGACCGGCAGAGATCAACGGACTTAAGTTGGATAAGAAAACTCAGGCTCAGTTATATAGTGGACTAGTTCAACCAAACTATCCTTCTATTAGTGGAAGACCAACTAACCAGTTGGGTCATCTTTTAGAGAAGTATCAGTTTGTAGAACCTAACTACCCATTAATTGCTGAAGCACTTTGGTTACTATCTAATCCTGAAGAATACCGCCAGACTCTTGTAAAACAAGGGAAGAACCAAGCGGTAGAACAAACAGTGAGACAATTGAAGACTGAACAAAGTCGTAAGAATGTTTCTACTTATCAGGAAGAAGATGAAACTAGATCTAGAAAGATTGCTAGACCTACAAACATATTTAAACGCTAATTTACTTAAACTATTTATTATTAACCCTTTAAATTTAAAAGCCTCATGGCAACTCCAGTTTTGAACAATGGTATATTTCTACGAGATACCAGCTACCAGACTAGCTCGCACGTAGACAGCTACCACCTTTCAAACTTGCTAAAGTCAGCTGAACCTACAGATTTAGGTCCAGTAGATTTATGGGCTATGGCACAAAAAGTAGAAATGCCTTTGTACCAAATGTCCAGCTTTGGCGGTAAGAACGTTATCTCAGTAGATAATGCACGTGGTGAGTACAAGTGGCAGATTCCAGTAACGCAGGATCTCCCATACATTACAGAAGATATTGAATCAGCAAATGCCACTAAAGGTATTGATGGTCAAGCTTTCAAGATTAAAATTAACAAGCGTTCTTTTGGTCATGGTGATATCATCACTTATGACAAGTACAATGGTGTGGAAATGTACATCACAGCTGACGATATTATCCCAGCAGGTGACGGTTTCATCTACACTGTTCAGTTGGTAAACAACGACAATGCTAAGTATTTGGATAACAAATATCTTAAAGTTGGTACTAAGGTGTTCCGTAAAGGATCTGCTCGTGGTGAATACGGTGAGCGTTTCTCTGATATCGGTAACATCAATGCAGGTTTCCGTGAATTTTACAACTACGTAGGTGGTGCTGAAGCTCACGTTCATTATTCTGTAAGCTCTAGAGCTGACTTGATGATGAAAGGTGGAATGAAAGCTGACGGAACTGTTCCAGTTATTGAAATGTGGAGAAACTTCGACAAGAACGTTGATCCTTCAGTTTCAAGTTTGGAAACAATGGCTTCTAAAATGGGTAAAGACTATGTAAAGAAAGCTTACGAATCAGGACAGCTTACTCGTACATTCTTAACTGCAATGGAAGCAGCTCACTTGAGCAAAATTGCTAATGACATTGAAACCTACTTAATGTGGGGTCAAGGTGGTAAGGTTAAGCAAGATGGTCCAGATGACATCAGATTATCTGTAGGTCTTTGGAAGCAGTTGGATAACTCTTACAAGCGTATTTACAACAAAGGTTCTTTCAACTTAGATTTGTTTAAGTCTGAGATCTTCAACTTCTTTAATGGTAAAGTTGAGTTTCAAGGTCCAGATCCTAAGCGTGAATTAGTTGTACAAACTGGCCTTGGTGGTATGAAGCTTGTAAACGAAGCTATTAAGCGTGAGGCTATCAACTCTGGCTTAGTGATCAATGCATCAGAAGTAGGAGCAATCACTGGTAAAGGTATGGATCTAAACTTTGGTTTTGCATACACTCAATACGTTATTCCTTTCTTGGCTAACGTTAAGTTTGTATTGAACCCAGCGTTTGATAACGTTCATACTAACGACATTGAGAACCCTATTATTGATGGTTTCCCATTAAGTTCTTATAATTTCATTATCTTTGATATCACACAGAATACTAACGACAACATCTTCTTGTTGAAGTTATCTTGGGATAATCAATTGAAGTGGTTCTACCAAAACGGTACAATGGACTACATGGGACGTACCCAAGGCTTCCAGTCTTCTGGACAGTTCAACGGTTACCGTGTATTCATGACACAGACAATGCCAGCTATCTGGGTTAAAGACCCAACCAAGGTGTTGAAAATTGTTATGAGAAATCCAGTTACTGGAGGATCATTCTAAAAAATAGTATCTAAGGCAGGGGTGTAAAGTCCCCTGCCAAACGATACATCAGTGCCGCCCTGTAGATAAGTATCTCCAGGCTTCCTATTGTATGCGTACCATGGTGATCACATGAGGAGCTCGCAACTCTTAATAGGTTCTAAATATAAAAGGTTACATTTGTAACCAGTTATAAATAAAAACCAAACAAACCAAACATGAGCGGAGTAACAATCGTGGAGAAGTATCCACAAAACAAAAAGTCCACTATTGCCATTAGACCTTTTTTTGATCCAATGGTTGATAATATGGGACTACAGAAGTACGGATTAAGTCTTTTTGACGGAGCGTTCCACGAAGAACAATTAGCTTGTCTAGAGATTAACGGCATCAAAAGATACGTAACTGGCTTAAATGAGTTTTCTCCAGATGTAAAAGATTTACCAGCTGAAGAACAAGAAGCTAAGATTAAGCAGATACGTGTAGTTGTTGCTCAGTTAGAAAGAGAATTAGCTGCTAATGTAGTTGATGCAACTGACGAAGAGTTTTGGAATAAGATCAAACTCATGAAACCTGATAACTCAGTCTTTTGGGATAAGATCAAAATTAGATGTGGTAATGAACCAAGTTTTCTAGAGCCTGATAAAGACCCTTATGATCTAATTAGATTATATGCAATTGAAGCAGGTGGGTTTTGTATAGTGGCTAAAAGTTTAGAAGAAGCTCGCAGAATGCCAGTTCCTCCTAAGTTTTATCTTGATAAACTTGAAGAAACAGCATCAGTACAAACAGAAGTTAAGAAGATCCGTAACAAAGCTCTTTCTGAACTTCAGAAGTTATTTGACAAGAATCAGAATAAACTATTGTATGTAGCAAAAGTGTTAGATGCTAATAGTGCTCAGTATAAGAAGTCTACTCCTAATGATATTGTCTATGATAACATGGATAAATATATAAACGGAGATTTAGTTGAAAAAGACAAACGTAAGACTGCTCAAAGGTTCTTAGATATATCTACTCTTGATATGGAAACATTAAAGATTAGAGCTATTGTAAAAGACTGTACATATTACAAGTTTATTGCAACTAAAGCTGATGGGTTTATATATCATATGGAAACTACTACAATGTTAGGACGTACTCCATCTGATTGTGTAGAATACCTTAAGAATCCTTTGAATGAGGAGATTTTGGTAAACTTGACTAAGAAAGTAGAAAAATACTGGAATCAGTAAAATAGTATATGAATAACAACCTGCTACAGATAAAAATCAAGCAAAGGCTTAATAAGCTTAGCTCCTTTGATTATGACAACATAGAGTGTTGGATGATACAAGAAGCTTTTAATAAGGCTCAGCTTGAATGGACACGTAGAAGGTTACATGGATTGAATGCTTTAAAAGAGTCTTCAGAACAAAGTGTAACAGTTGTTGATGATCTACAGATCTTACTTAATGAAGTTGATCTGACTGGTTATGAAAGATTAAAGTTCTTTGAGAGTGAATTAATTCCAGCTAACTATTTACACTTTGTAAGAGTTGGTGCTAGTATACAGAATGATTGCTGTCCTAAAAGAGCTTTAACTACAATATACCAAGCTGAAGAAGCTAACGTAGATATATTATTGGCTGATAGTTTTAAACAACCTTCTTTTGAATGGGCAGAAACATTCTGCACAATCTTAGGAGATAAGATTAGAATCTATACAAATGGTAAGTTTACGGTACTTGACGCTAAGTTAGTATATTATAGAAAGCCTAGAGAAATTCAGTTTATTGGATGTAGCAATATATCAACTGGACAAACGTTTACAGTAAATGTAGAGTGTGAGTTAAAAGATGATATTTGTGAGATTATAGTTGATGATGCAGCTGCTATTTTAGCAGGAGATATAGAGTCAATGAACCAGTATCAGAGAGAAGTACAAAACGCACAAAGAAATAGTTAATGATGCAGAAACTACAAAGACCTGGTCCAATGGGACCTTGTATGGAAACAGCAGCAATGTTGGCACATGCTCAAGCTCTTACAACAAGTATGCATCAGTTACATCTTAAGATAACTGGACCTGGTTCTTTTTCAGCACATAAAGCTCTTAATGAGTTTTACGATGGAATGCCAGATTTAGTAGATGCTGTAGCTGAACAATACCAAGGAGCTCGTGAGAAGCTTCTAGACTTCCCGGCAGTAAGCCCATATAAATGTGGATCTGTACAGGAAGCAATCTCTCACATGAAAGAACTATATACAGAAGTTGTTGAGTTACAAAAGATTATGCCTTTTTCAGAAGTAACAAACCAACTAGATGAAGTGAAAAGCTTGATCTCTTCAACCAAGTATAAGTTAATGTTTTTAAGTTAAATTTGTTTTTTATTTATTTATTTATAACCCTTTAAATTAAAGCCCTATGTATTTTCCTAATGCATTCCGCAAGTCATTCTTGCCTGCTAGCACAACACTTGCTAGCTCTGGTGGAACTGATGCTTTAACTGCTGGACAGATTGGTTTCTTTGATGCCAAATCTTACCAAGTAGTTTCTGCACAAGCTGCCCCTTTTATTTTGGCTCAAGGTAGTTACTTTGCTGCTGACAAAATTGGCCCCGTACACGGTGGTTACAAAGAGTCAGTTAAGTCTAAAGTGATTAACCCTAAGTACATCAGCCGTCTTATCAAAGTGACATCTGATGCTGCTCAGAACCAAATCGTATCTGTAGATCCTTCTGCAGCTACAATTTACAGTGATAACACTTACCGTCTACGTCTAGATGTTAAAGGTTCACCTGCTTTACGTTTTGTAAGCCGTAATCTTTATGACACTTTGGATGGATTCAGTGGTTGTGACACTGTAGCTGGTACTACTAACACAGTAGACCAAAATGTTGTCTTACTTAAGTGGAAAGACCAAATCAACGAGTCTCTTTTGTTAAAAGAATTTGTTCAAGCTAAGGTTTGGAATTTAACTACAGCTTCTGTAGCTATTGACCCAACTGCTGCTTCTGCAACTATTGTTGTAGCAAATGCTGACCGTACTTCTTTCCAAGTTGGTGAAAAAGTAGTTCATGCTTCTTTAGCTCCTAACTCAATTGTAGTATCTATTGGTGCTGCTGATTCAGCTAGTTCAGGTAATGCAAACGTGGTTCTTTCTGTTGCTGCTGTAGCTTCTACAAACGGTAATGCTAAGATCTATAGTGAGATTGCAACTGATACTTACACTGCAATCACTGTAGCTAATGACATTGCTGCTATTGACTCTCATTTAGCAATTTCTGCTGCTTACGTTGAAACTAAGTTTGGTGCTTGTACTTTCACTCCTACTGATAAATATGACTTAGAGCCATTGTTTATCTACACTTCTTTCGTAGAAGAGTCTGGTGATCCTTGTGCTGTAAACGGTTTTGTATCTGCAGAGATCCAAGCTCCTAAGCAAGCTTCTGGTCTTGGTGAAACAGTTTTACGTGAATTGATCTTAGATGGTCGTTACTTACAAAATGCATATCCTGATAGCTCTCGTGTAGATAGCTTACGTATGCGTGAGATTGAAGCTGATCCAGCTTTGAACACTGTAACTAAGTCTGCTTTGTATGATCAAGTATTGATCTTGCACAACGTACCTCGTTTTAACAATCCTTCTAGTACTTTTGATAATGATCAGTATTTGATCGTAGTTCACGTACCAACTGGTACTGCAACCACTTCAATTACTAACTTCATTGTATCTAGTGCAAGTGCTGCTGGTAATGCTGTTTCTCTAGAGACTGTATAAGGATATTAAGAATATCTAACACTAAGGGAGAGGACTCGTGTCCCTCCCTTTTTGTTTTTGGATAATTCCCAAAAATTTGGTATATTATTATTGAGGACCTTTGTCTTCAAATTTATATAAACTATAAAAGTTTACACTAATGGCAAGCAAACATCAGCTAAGTTTAGAGCTGCCTGATACTAACAATATTAAGGTTTTACGTATCTTTGATACCAGCATATATGCTGACGGAATTGGTAAAGACTGCGGTTTTCTAAGTGTTACTTCTCCAGGATTTAATCTTCCTGTAAATATTGAGATGTTACCTGGATTTAACACCACACTAACAGCCTGTACTTTAGGTTTACAAAAGACAGGATGTAGTGAAGCAGTGCAACCACTTCCAGACGGTATCTATGTTATTAATTATTCTATGTCTCCAAACAGCATAGTTCAAGTGGAATATAACCATCTTCGTGTAACACAAACTGTGAACAGGTATTACAATCTTTTGTGTGAACTAGAGATGGGTGCTTGTGAACCAGATGCAGACATAAAAGAAAAACTTATAGAATTAAGATTGATAAAAAGTTTTATAGATGCAGCCAAGGCTAAGGTGGAATATTGCCACAGTCCTGAAGCAGGTATGGAACTATTGTTATACGCAAAGAAAAGATTGGATAAGATTACCAACGGACTTTGTGGAACAAACTGTTAAAGCTCACTAAAAACCAAATATAATGAGACAGTGTTCAAATTGTGGAACCCAAATCTCCTGCGGATGCCAAGATAGAATAGCATCTAACGGAATCAGAGTTTGTGCAAATTGCATATCTTTGTACGAACAACAGTTAATTAATCAGATTAAAACTCAAAATGAGAACGTATCTACAGAACAGAGTTAAATATAATAAGCAGTTTGCTGATGTAATGCACCGTCTGTATAAGCAGATGCGTTACGGTATTGACTCTTGTAAGCCAGACCAAGACAACCAACTTATCTCTATGAGAAAAGAGTTAGTTGAATGGGAAGCTAATGAGGATGATGGAGCTCTATCTGAAACTAAAATCCAACTTAAAACCTGGCTTGGCGTAAAGTATGATGATGTATTATACTCTAAAGGAGGCACAGGTTTTTTTGTATCTGAAGATGGAAGAGGTCCTGCTGTAGGTTTAAACTATATGGGTACGCAACAGTCTGGTCAAAATATTATAGAGATTAACTCTGGTGGATGTATAACTAGAATTAACTTAAATCCTGCTATTACTATTAATCAAAATAGTTCTTTTGTTTTTACACAAGCAACAGCTGCCACTATGTGGGATATTGTACACGGTATGAGTTTAAATCCTAATGTACGTATTGAAGATTTAACTGGTGTAGATATTATAGGAACTATTGATTATGTAGATAACAACAGACTTAAGATTTACTTTAATCAACCCGTAGCCGGTAAAGCATACTTATCATAATGGCATTACAGAGAATATATGTAGACTACGATTTTAATAAGAATAGTATTCTTAATGCTAAGCTACAACCTGTAACAACTACAGAAAGAAATGCTTTAGCGTCTGGGTATAATTCTAATGACAGTGGTATTATTGTATATGACACTACATTAAAACTAGTATATGCATGGGATGGTAATCAGTGGGATCAGGTAAGTTTATCTGACACTCAACTTTCTCAAATAGCTGAGGCTTTTAATAAAACAGTAGTTGACATCACTGTAACTGCTGATAATGAAAATAGAACTATTATTCTTACGTATAGAGATACACTTTCTATACAAGAGACTTATAAGTTCTCTCACATTCATAATCAAACAGTGTCTAGTTCCACGTGGAGCATTACGCATAATTTAAATAAATACCCAGCCGTTTCTATAGTGGATTCTAGTAATGCAGAAGTTATAGGAGAGGTAGAATATACAAACTCTAATTCATTAACAGTTAAATTTTCTGCACCATTTAGTGGGAAAGCATTTTTGAACTAATTATAAAATATAAATATCATGTCTAAAAAGTTTTTAACAAATCTGGACCTCACCAAAAATCAGATTTTGAATGTGGCCATCCACAATTTAAGTAGTGCTCCTGCATCTCCCGTAACAGGTCAGGTGTATTTTGACACTACAGATAAGCGTATTTACTTCTGGGATAGTTTAGCCTGGGTGGATATGTCTGGGGATATCCAAGATGTTCTTGGTGGAGCCGGTCTTACAGCCTCTACATCAGCTAATGGTGACGTGGTTACTCTTGATGTAAACGTAGATAGCGTTACAATTGAGATTAATGCTGACACACTAAGAATTAAAGATCTTGGTGTAAGCACAGGTAAACTAGCAGATTCTGCAGTTACCACTCTAAAGATCAATGCTAATGCTGTAACTTTTGATAAGTTACAACAGATTGCTAATCTAAGAGTAATTGGTAATGTATCTGGATCAACAGCTAATCCAGCTGAGGTGACGATCATCACAGATATGGCTAACTCTAGTACTTCTACATTAGCTACATCTACAGCAATCAAAACATACATTGATGCTAACGTAGGTAGTCTTGGTAATTTAGAAGGAGCTTGGGATGCATCTAGTGGTTCGTTTCCGGTAGGTTCTAGCCCCGTGGCTGGCACCAAAGCTGGTGACTATTGGTATGTATCAGTAGCAGGAACAACTGGCAGTGTAGCCTTTAATGTAGGTGATGTAATTGTTGCTAAGATTAATGCAGCTTCAACATCAGTAGCTACAGACTGGATTCAATTAGAAGTAAATAGAGATCAAGCTACTACAACTGTATTAGGATTAGTGTTTATTGCTACAAACGCAGAAACACAAACTGGTACAGACACTGTAAAAGCTGTAACTCCTTCTGCTTTATCTGCTCGTACTGCTACAGAAACTCGTACAGGTATTGCAGAGATTGCAACAGATGCTGAGTTAACAACTGGTACAGATGATACTAGAATTGTAACTCCTGCAAAATTAAAGACTTATTTAGATAACAGAACTGGTGGTTATGCTGCAAACATTGGAGGTGCTGGCACTTCTTATGCTTTAACACATGGCTTGAACACTATTGATGTAATCGTGATGATTAAAGATAATACAACATTAGAAGAAGTTATGACAGATGTAGTTATAACTGATGTCAACACAGTAACTGTAAGTTTTGCTGTAGCTCCTTCTGCCAATGCGTATCGTGTAATTATCAAGAAATAATAAACTCTGAATGAAATTTCTATCTGACATACTAGCTAAAGCTGGTCTGACAGTAGATGGTGTAGTTACACTTAACAATACTGCTACTGGTCAAACACCTGATGCTAACGACAACTCTACCAAGTTGGCTACAACCGCTTGGGTTAGAGGGTTTGTTACACCCTATTCTTTACCGATAGCGTCTAGTGTCACCCTTGGTGGTATTAAGATAGGTAGTGGTTTAGCTATTGATGGAACAGGTGTTGTATCTATAACTACAACTGGTACAGCATCTATTAAGTCTACACAAACTTTTACTGCTACAGCAGCCCAAACTGTATTTACTATATCAGGTGGTTATACTGCTGGACTTATTGATGTATTCTTAAACGGTGTATACTTATCTCCTAATCAAACTACAGCTACCAATGGTACTACAGTTACATTAGCTGACGCAGCTTCATCTGGAGATATTATAGATGTTATTATAACAAGTCCTATTTATCAAGGATCTGTAATCACCACTGATCAACTTCCTGAAGGATCTACCAATCTATATTACACTAATGCTCGTGCAAGAGCTGCTATTTCATTAACCACCACTGGTACAAGTGGATCTGCCACTTATAATAGTTCAACAGGAGTGTTGAACATTCCTAGTTATATAGGAGGTGTTGTATCAATATTTGGAAGAACAGGTACAGTGATTGCTGTGAGTGGTGATTACACCACTACATTAGTAACTGAAGGAACTAATCTTTATTACACAGATGCAAGAGCTCGTGCCGCTATTAGTGTAACTGGTTCTGGATCTTATGATTCTGCCACTGGTATTATCACTATAACAGGAGGTGTTACATCATTCAATACAAGAACAGGAGCTATCACTCCTACTTCTGGAGACTACACTACAGCATTAGTTACTGAATCTGGTAACCTATATTACACTGATGCTAGAGCTAGAGCAGCAATCAGTTTAACTACCACCGGAACTTCTGGTGCAGCTAGTTATAACAACACAACAGGTGTTCTTAATATACCACAATATCAAGGTGGTGTTACTAGTTTCAATACTCGCACGGGTGCTATCACGCTTACATCTTCTGATGTAACTACAGCTTTAACGTACACTCCTGTAACAAATGCTAGAACATTAACTATTAATGGTGATGCATATGATTTAACAGCTGACCGTACATGGACAATTGGTGTCACTCCTTCTGCTAGAACAATACAAACCTATACAGCTACGGCTGCTCAAACTACTTTCACTGTAACAGGTGGATATGTAGTGGGACTTGTAGATGTGTTTATAAATGGTGTTAGATTAACATCAGCTGACTTTACAGCAACTAACGGAACCACTGTAGTGTTAACTACAGGAACTGGTGTAAACAATATTGTTGATGTAATAAAATATACATCAGCATTTACAGCTACTAATGCATTAAGACAAGTAACTAATTTTACAGCCACTGCCGGTCAGACTAGCTTTACAGTTAGTTACACTCCAGGATTAATAGATGTATTCTATAACGGATCTAAATTAGTAGCTTCTGAATATACAGCTAGCAATGGTACAACTGTTGTATTAGCTAATGCTGCTGTTCTAAATGACTTATTAGAAATCATATCATATTCCTACACAGTAGGAGCATATAGTGGACAAACACAACTTAATGGAACTGGACTAGTAAGAATGTCTGGTACTACAGTGAGTTATGATAATGCTACATATGCTACAGAGTCTTATGTTACAACAGCTGTAGCTAACTTAGTAGATGCAGCTCCTGCTACATTAGACACATTAAACGAGTTAGCAGCTGCCCTCGGAGACGATCCTAACTTTGCCACTACAATAGCTACAAGTATAGGTACTAAACAACCTCAGTTAAATGGTACTGGGTTTGTTAAGATTAGCGGAACTACAATTAGTTATGATAACAGTACGTATTTAACTACAGCTTCTGCAAGTTCAACGTATGTTCCATATACTGGTGCAACTGGTGCAGTAAATCTTGGGGCATATGATTTAAAAGTCAATGGATTGACTATAGGAAAAGGTGCTGGTAATCTTGGTCAAAATGTAGCTTTAGGATATAATGTATTAGTTGATAACGCTTCAGGAAATTATAATACTGGAGTTGGTACAAGTGCATTATCTAGTCTTGGAACAGGTTCTTATAACACTGTAATAGGATATAGTGCAGGAATGAGTATATATTCTGGTTCAAATAATACTATTGTTGGCATATATGCAGGAGCGTCTACTTTATCAAGTAATGTTATTATAGCTGATGGTGCTGGTAATATAAGATTTCAATGGGATGGTTCAAACATTAAACTAAATGGTAATACAGTTGGTTCTAATGCTTATACTTCTACTGCTTACCTACCATTAGCAGGGGGAACTTTAACAGGTGATTTATCAATAGCATATACAACCTCAAACTTGAGATTGTTTCTTAATAATACTACTGCAACAACAGGCAGAAGTTGGTATTTAAATTCTTTTAGTAATGGTAATCTTTATATTGGTAACACAACCGCTTCCGATGTATTTAATTTTTCATCAGCTGGTGTAGCTACATTTAGTTACGCATTAAGTGGAACAAGTGCAACATTTAGCAGCACAGGTTCATTTGGTAATGCTTCATTAAATGGTGCTTATCTTGTTGTTAAAGGTGCAAATGGAGTACCTGCATCAAGTGGTACTACAACAACTGCGGTGTTTAGAGTGTCAAGCGGTACAGGCTTATATAATGTTCTTGATTTTGGAACTAATGAATCGGATGATTATTCTTGGATGCAATCAACAAGAGCAAATAGTTTAGGAACTTATGATAGATTATTAATTCAACCTAATGGTGGTGCAGTAAGAATAGGAGGCACAGGCACAACATCTTATAAATTACTTGTTGATGGAACACTTGGAGTAACAGGAGCAGCTACATTCTCTAGTAGTATTACAAGTACATCAGGAAACATAACAGCAAATGGAGATATTGTAGCAAACTCAGGTAGTTCTACAGCAGTTTATGTTTATAATGCTAGTTCTGTTAGAGCTAAATTAAGCATGACTGGTAATGAAGGAGACTTATCATTATATGGCTCTTCTGCAAATAGACTTGTTTATTTATCAGCTTATTATGATTCATATATTGTTGCAGGAAAAGTTGGTATAGGAACTACAGGTCCTGTAGCTAAATTACACGTTGAAGGAAGTACTGCAATTGGAACAACGGGTACCGAAGATATACTAATTTTAGGTAGAGCAATAGGTGGCGGTGCCTCTTTTCAACAAGCAGCTTCTTTAAAACTTGGTAGGTATCAAAATGCGGGAGGTTCGTTTGAATCATATACACGATTAGATTTTGCATTAAGAGATAATAGTGCGGCTAGTAATTATAATACTAACACTACCGTAATGACTCTTACAAATGCAGGGAGTGTTGGAATTGGAAGCGTAAATCCTTTAACTTTTGTTGAAGTAAGAAAAGGCGGTACTTCTACAACACCAACTAATCTTTTTGGAGGTAATCCTACAATATCTGTTATTAGTGGGGAGCCAGGTATTGCTTTTTCAAGTAACATTGTAGCAGCAACTGGAGCAGTAAGTACTTCACAGACAGCACTAGCCGGTGTTGGATTTACTTATATTAACTCAACAAGCCCAACTGAATTTAATATAGGAATATATGGAGCTCCAACTGTATCATCAAATGTTACATTTTGGAATCAGACTGAACGTATGCGTATTGCTAGTAATGGTGCTATTACAATGTTAGTACCTACAGGTGGACAGACTTTATCAATTTTTGGAAAAAATAATAACTGGTGTGAAGAAGTAATTGGGTCATCTACTACAGGTCAATCTTATGGGTTGCTAGTAACTGCTGGAACTAACAGTGCTGACTATTCATTTTACGTACAAAATCAAGCAGGTACAAGTCCTTCTTTTAGAATACGAGGTGATAGTTTAGTAGCTTTTCCAAAGATTAACGATTTTACTACTGGTAACTCTCCTAATACATGGATCAACCCAGCATCAAGTTATGGTATTTATATTAATACATCATCAATTAGATATAAGAGAGATGTAATTAATTATGATAAAGGTCTATCTATAGTTGATCAACTAAGACCAGTATATTATAAAGGTACATCTGAAGTAGATGGTGATAAGCAATTTGCTGGATTTATAGCTGAAGAAGTTAATGATTTAGGTTTAACAGAATTTGTTAACTATTTAGATGATGGTAGACCAAACTCTTTATCATATCCAAATATGTTAGCATTAGCAGTAAAAGCTATTCAAGAACTTAAAACTCAGAATGATTTATTAAAGGATAGACTAGATAAAAATAACATTAACTAATGAGCAAGAACACACAGATAGGTGAGTTAATTAACTACATCTCTTATGATGGTAGTGGTAATGTGGTATTTACTACTGTATCAGCCGCTACTACTAATACTGATAAGTTCTTAGTATCTGATGCTGGTACATTGAAATATAGAACAGCTGCTCAATTATTATCTGATATAGGATCTCAACCTGCTTTATCAGGAACCGGCTTTGTAAAGATAAGTGGCACCACTATATCATACGATAATAGTACTTACGCCACACAAACTTATGTTGGTACAGCAATAAGTAATCTAGTAGATTCTTCTCCAGCAACACTAGACACTCTTAATGAACTAGCCGCTGCTTTAGGTGATGATCCAAACTTTGCTACAACAGTAGCTACTAGTATTGGAACTAAACAGCCACAACTAAACGGTACAGGTTTTGTAAAGGTAACGGGAACTACAGTGTCTTATGACAACTCTACATATCTAACTACAGGTACAGCTGGAACTACTTATGTCCCTTATACAGGAGCTACCGGTAATGTTAATCTAGGAGTTTATAATTTAGCTGGTGGTAATGTTAACATTAACGGAGGTGGTTCTGGCGGTGGTGCTCTTAGACTAAAACAATTTGGAAGTTCAGAAGCTAACCTTGAAGGTTACAATAGCATTAGCACTTTAACAAGTGGTGTATTTTATTTTACATCTTCTGCTTCTGTTCCTAATTTTAAAAACTTTGCATTAAACCCTAGCGGCTTAACAGATAATACATTAAGAACATATACTCTTCCTGATGCTTCAGGTACGCTTGCATTAACTAGTGATCTTCCTTCTGTATCTGGTGTTTACCTACCTCTTGCTGGTGGTACACTTACTGGACCTTTGGCTGGTACTACTAGTGCATGGAATGGATATGCTATTAATGCAACTCCACCTTCAGTAGGAACAGCTCAAACATTTGTAAGATATATAAACGCAGGTTCAGACTGGTACATAGGATCAGAAAGTTCTGTTGCAGGTGGTTTTTTTGCTGGAGCATCAGCTTATGCAAGTGTACTCTTTGGTCAAAATCCTTTTCAGTTTATTACTGGTGGAGTAAAAAGATTTGAAATAGCAACAGGAGGTATTACATCTACTGTTGGTTTTACAGGAACTAGTGCTATATTCAGTTCATCAGTTGCGGCAACTACATTAACATTAAGTACAACAACTGCTGATTATGCTGCTACTATTACAAACGTACAAGATTCATCTCAAGGTTTATTAGTAAGAGCAACAGATAATGATACAAGTTTATATCTACTCAATCTTCAAAGTTCAAATGGTGCTACATCTCAAACTTGGGTAGATAAATTTGTTGTAACTAAAGGTGGTAACGTAGGTATAGGAACAACCACAATTGACCAATTATTACAAGTAGCAGGTAATATTAGTTTAGGTAGATATAATGTTGGTACAAGTAGATATATAGGAATAACAAATGGTGGTGGGGGATTTGGAGATAGTAGCGGTTCACATATTGAATTTACTTCTCCAAGTGGGACAAGTAATGGTATCAATTTTTATACTTATAATGGTACTACTTATTCTGCAAAACTCACCATAGCATCCACAGGAGCAGCTACATTTAGTTCAAGTGTAACTGCAGCACAATTTTTAGCTACAAGTAATAATAATAATGCAGCTATAATAACTTCAACAGGAACAGCAGGTTATGGTTTAGTTGCAGTAGGTTCAAGTGGTGGAGCAAGAGATATTTTACTTGCGGGTCAAAGTGGATTTTCAAATGGATTTACTGTTCAATATACAGGAACAGAAATGATATATGGGTTTCTAAGTGGTAATGTAGGTATTGGAATTGTTCCTCAAGGTCTTCTTGATGTTTATAAATCTACATCTGGTGGTTTAGGTGGTCATATATATCTAAGAAATAATGGTGCTGCTGTTGGTAATGAAATGGCTGTAATGTTTGTAGATGGAGATGCAAGTACTATGAGAGCCGCCATTTCTTCAACAACTGAAGGAGCTCCATATTTTGGTGATATTAAGTTTAAAACTGGTCTTGGTACTTATGCTTCACTTAATACCAGAATGACAATTAGTGGTGAGGGTAAAGTAGGAATTGGTTTTACTCCTAGTTATAAATTACAAGTAGCGGGAGAAATTACAACTCATGCAGGTACTAATACAACCTATTATGCCTATATGAATTATTTGGGTACAACTTATAATTTTGGAAGTAGTGAAAATACAGATAATGTTGATTTTAAAGTAGCCGGTGGTACTACTTGGACTACAGGAGGTAACATTAGATTTTGGACACAAGCAGGTGCTTCAACCCCATTAGAAAGAATGAGTGTTACTAGTAGAGGAACTATATTTAATAAACAATATGTAGGAACTAACCTAATGGGTGGCTATTCATTAATAGGTACAATTTCACCTGGTAATACTGGAAATGGATTTTTACATGTACGTATTAATACTATTGTTAATATGATGGTTTGGATTAAAGTTTTTGGATACAGTTATGTTTACGGCTTAATAGAAGGAATGTGTGGTGGATATATAGGTGGTGGAACGGGTGGTGTAAACCAAGGATTTATAAATGGAAGTATAGCAGCACAATACCAGAATGGCAATTTTTTAGAAGTTGTGGTGAGTTTAGGTGGTGCTGGTGCTACAAGTAATAGATGGGGAAGTGTTACCTTTTTAGGTGGTACAGATACTATTGCAAGTGTACAACCTCTTGAAATATCAGCATATTCTTTTACATCAACAGCTGATAGAGTTTATTAATATATTAAGATGTATAAAAAAGTAATTAACTAATGGGAAATACAAGAGATACCGGATACTTAAGAAACCTCGTAGCATACGATGGTAGTGGTAATATTACATTACCAGCTAATCTAACTGTAACAGGTAGTATAGTGGGGTATGCCACTACGTCTTATGTAACCACTCAGATTAATAATTTAATTAACGGAGCACCCGGTCTATTAGATACATTAGATGAGCTTGCTGCTGCATTGGGTGACGATGCTAACTTTGCATCTACTATCACTACATCATTAGCTGGTAAACAATCCACTTTAACTTTTACAGGTCCATTAGTTAATACAAGTGGAACAATAACTATCACTCAGTCAAGCGGTTCTACAAACGGATTCCTATCTAACACTGATTGGACTACATTTAATAGTAAGCAATCAACATTAACATTTTCAGGACCTTTAGTAAATACATCAGGTACTATTTCTATAACCCAATCAAGTGGGTCAACAAATGGTTACTTATCAAATACGGATTGGACTACGTTCAATAATAAACAAGCTGCTCTTAGTGGAACCGGTTTTGTTAAAATATCTGGTACAACTATATCTTATGATAATAGTACATATCTTACTACAGCTAGTGCTTCTTCTACATATCAAACTATTTTAACTAATCCAGTAACGGGTACAGGTACTAATAACTATATTCCTAAGTTTACTACAACAGGAAGTACAATAGGTAATAGTGTAGTTTATGATAATGGTAGCCAAATTGGTATTAGTCAAACAACTTTATTTGTTAAGTTTTCTATTTCTGATAGTTTAGCTGCTACAAGCGTAGGATCAAACTATAATCCAGGTATTATAAATATACAAAATACTAATACTACAAATGGAAACTTATCCTTAATAGGTTTCCAAGATGCAAGTGGTTTTATTAATCTTGCAGCTTTTGGAGCTATTAATGAAGTACATAGTTCAAGTCCTAATAATGTTAAAGGATCTTTAGCCTTTTATACAAAGAATAGCGGTACTAGTTATGTGATAGAGAAAATGAGGCTAACTGCTTCAGGTAATTTAGGTATAGGAGTTGCTGATCCTGATACAACTTTAGAAGTAAGAAACCCAAACTTATCTACAGATACAGTAAATACTTTATTAACTCAAAGATGGTCAAGGCAGCAAACTGGTGCTGTTAAATGGGGTAACTCGATGGATTTATTGCTTGGTAGTTATGAGAGCGGTATTATTAGTTCCCGAACCAGAGTTGATTTTAGATTGGCAAATGGAAATACTGATGACCCTGATACAACAGTACTAACATTACAAGGAAACGGTAATGTTGGTATTGGCATAACGTCTCCAAGTTATAAATTTAGCGTAAACGGAATTGGTAGTTTTGCAGGTAGTGGAACTGTAACTGGAACTGTATATATACAAGCAGGTCATCAATGGTCATTAAATGCAGACCAAAGTGGTGGTGGAAGTCCAGCTTTTGCAGGTAGTGGTTTTTATATTAAAAATGAAAATACTTCTACTATTGCTCTTGGATTTAATACTGGAGGAGCAGCTACTTTTGTAAGCAGTGTATCAGCTACAAGTTTTAATGCAAATGTTTCTTCTTTTGGTACTGATATATCTGCTAACAGTACAATAAGAGTAGGTAGTGGTTTTGCTACACAAGCTTCTATTATTTTTGGAGATGCAGGTACTCCTTATTGGAGTGTTGGAAGACCGGCAGGAAGTGGTAATTTATCTATAAGTAGTTATGCTTTAACAGCTTTAACAATACAACCTACTACAGGAAATATAGGTATGGGAACTACAAATCCATATACTAAATTAGATGTAAGAGGTGCTATAGGGATGGGAGGGGGAGCTACTTATCCATTAAATGCAAGACTGGTAAAACAAGGTGTTACATCAGTTACGTTTACAGCAACTTTAGGTACTATAGGTGCTTGGAGACCAGGGCATGTAATGATTAAAGTATCAGGTGGTCAAAATGGATTGCAAGAATATTGGGCAGCTTGGTTCTTTGTAAGAATTATTGCGTATGTAGCATCTAGTGTAATATGTACAGTTGTTGATTCAGGTGGTGAAACAGGTGCTGTTTCATTTTCAAGTACTAGTGATACTAACTCACCACAAACAGTAACTTTTACTTTGACAGATGGTGGTGGTACTACAAATACAATAATAGCAGATATAGATTTAACTTATAATGAAGGAATAGTTTCTTTATCATAATAAATAACAATTAGATATAATGAACAAACAAAGGAAGACCTCCCATATACTTAATGTATTTCAGTATGATGCTGATGGACACGTTGTGTTACCAGCAAGTCTTACTTTAACTGTACCTCCTGCGGGTAATGATAATAGTGCTAAGGTGACCACTACTGCATGGGTGCGTACATACGTTTCCGGTCTTAGTTATCAAGGAGCTATAACACTTACTGTTACAGGAACTAGCGGTGCAGCTACATTAGTAGGTAATACATTAAATATACCCACTTATACATTAGCCGGTTTAGGTGGTCAAGCAGCTTTGAGTGGAACTGGTTTTGTAAAGATATCAGGTACCACTATATCCTACGATAATAGCACATATGCTACAGAAACTTATGTAGGCACTGCCATTTCTAATTTAGTTGATAGTTCACCTGCTACTCTTGATACACTTAACGAACTTGCTGCAGCTCTTGGGGATGACCCTAATTTTGCAACAACTGTTGCTACATCTATTGGTACAAAACAAGCTCAGCTTAATGGCACTGGTTTTGTAAAAGTAAGTGGTACTACTGTATCCTATGATAACTCTACCTACTTAACTACTGCTACAGGTAGTAGTACATATGTTCCTTACATAGGAGCAACAACGGCAGTTAATTTAGGTGCTTTTGATTTAACGGTAAATGAATTAACAATAGGCAAAGGGTTAAGTGCATTGTCAAATAATACTGCATTAGGTTATAGAAGTTTATATCATACTACAACTGGTAACTTTAATACTTCAGTAGGTTATCAATCAGGGCATAATATTACTACAGGTCAATATAATACTACATTAGGGCAGTCGGCTATGTTTACCAATAATACAGGTAGCCAAAATACTGCAATCGGTGTAAATTCATTATTAAACAATACTTCAGGTAGTTCAAACGTTGCGGTTGGTTTAGATGCAATGCAACATAATACAACTGGTAATTCAAATACTGCTTTAGGTTATAATGCAGGTAGTCATCTTACAAATGGTATTACTCCAAATGAAACTACATCAACTTCTGTTTATTTAGGTCGAGATACAAAAGCAAGTGCAAGTGGTAATGCAAATGAAACAGTAATAGGATATAATGCAATCGGAAACGGAAGTAATACAGTTACAATCGGTAATTCATCCGTAACTGCAAACTATTTAAAAGGTTCAGTAAATGCAGGTTCATTTGTTAAGACTGGTGGAACTTCATCTCAGTTTTTAAAAGCAGATGGTAGTGTTGATTCAAATACTTATTTAACAACAAGCTCAGCTAGTACAAGTTATGTTCCTTATACTGGTGCTAGTACAGATTTAGTATTAGGAGCTAATAATTTTTCAGCAAAGAGAGTAAGTGTATTAAAGTCTTCAGATGGATATAGCGGGTTTACATCAAACTATTTATTTCTACAGACAGGTTCATCTACAACAAATGTAGGAACTGATGGTATATCTTTATTTAGTAAGCCAAACACAAGAGCATTAGTAATAAACTATGATATTGGTGGAACGAACTATAGTGCTACATTAGATGCAGCTTTATTAACTGCAAGTAGAACATTTGAGTTTCCTAATGCGTCAGGTACACTAGCTCTTACTAGTGGTATTCCTACTAACAATAATACACTTACTAATGGAGCGGGATATGTTAACACAAGTGGTTCACCTACTACTAGTTACATACCTAAATTTACGGGTGCAACTACTATAGCTAATAGTTTAATATATGACACCGGTAGTGTTATACTAATAGGAGCTACAACAGCTAGTGATAATCAATCTAAATTAGAACTAATTAGTTCTGGAACTGTTGGATTAAAGATTAAAAGCTCTGGTGTAAACGGTAATAATACATTCTTATCTATAGAGAGTTCTAAAGAATGGAGATTTCTTACTAACCGTGGTGATCTAATATCAGGTAATCAAGGAGACTTAATCATTAGAAATAATACAGATGGTATTAATCATATTATTTTAAATCAAAGTGGAGCTACTACTTTTTATGGTGCATTGAGTGGAACTAGTGCTACATTCTCTAGTAGTGTAGGTGCAACAAGTTTTAATTTAGGCAATGGTCAGTTTTTAAGATTAACTAGAAACTCTGGAGCTTTACAATATGATGCATTTGGAATTGTAGCAGGTACTGATAATACTAGAATTATATCTACTGGAGATTTTGATATAGTAAATGGAAGTTTAACTAGTCAATTTAAAATAGCTTCTACAGGAGCAGCTACATTTAGTGTGCCAAGAACAAATGGAACAAACGCAACTTCTATTATATTATCAGATAATTTAACAGGAGTTAGTACTCCTGGTTATGGAACAAGAATAGTAGGTTATTCTAATGGCAATAGTGTACAATCTGTAATAGGATTTGAAAATGGAGGAACAGGTACTAATAATGAATCTCAGTTATCTTTTTATACTCAAAATGTTGCTGGTAGTTTAACAAGACAATTATTAATAACTTCTACTGGTGTTGCTAATTTTTCTAATAGAATAGAAATTATATCTAATGGAGGAACTAATCCAGTTTTAGCAATTAGACAAACTAATGCTGCTACACAAGGTTATGATTTTGAAACTGAAGATGTGAGTGTAGGTAGATTAGATCTATACGGGGTTACTTCTGGGGGAAGAGTACAAATGATGACTTGGATAAAGGCAAATGGAAGGGTTGGAATAGGTGCTATTGCACCAAAAACAAAATTACAGGTAACTCCCGTATCAAACGCAGAAGTTCCAGTCTTAGGAACCGCCACCGGTGTGGCAATATTTACCTCCGCAAATACCAATTACGGACTACAATTTAATAGTACATCCGATGGTTCTTTTCATATACAATCCCAAAGATTTGACGCTAGTGCAACCGCATATAATCTTATTCTAAATTATGCGGGAGGTAATATAGGAATTGGAGGAAACACTGCTCCAGGTTGTTCACTTGATATTGGTTCGAGAACTGATGCAATTGCAATACCTAAAGGGACAACCGCTCAAAGACCGGGTTCACCATCTTCAGGTATGGGTAGGTTCAATACTGAGATAAGTAAAACTGAATTTTATAATGGTACTGTTTGGGTTGCAATTGGAGGTGCTGGTGACGGATCAACATCATCATCTGCAGCATCATCAGCTAAGGCAATTAAAGCTGCCGTAGGTAACCCAACAAGTGGTGTTTATTGGTTACAAATTCCAAACGTAAATGGTGGTAACGCTTTTCAATGTTATTGTGACTTTACTATGAATGGCGGTATTGGTTATGCCATTATTGTCAATCAGTACTTTACAGGTCCAGAAACAGGACCATCACACGCTAATTTCGCAAGTTCAACTATAGGTACTGCTGGTTATGATACTGAATATATCATATCACCAAGTGCAATGTTAGCAAATTACGGGGTAACTAAATTAGCGGTATTTGCAAGAGTTGGCGGTAGTTCAAGTGGTGGTATTGCTAATGCAACATATACTAATTGGGTAGCGTTTTCTGGGCCAACATCAACACAATATAATACAATATTTACACAAGGATTTGGTAGTACTCAATTTACTGGATCATTTGTTTCCGCTGATGGAAATACGGGAACCGCATATTTTCCAAACAGTCACGGAAATACTGGAGGTGTAACACAAATAACAACAAATGGTGGTACTGTAAATGATTATCTTCTTTATGAATATAATGCTAATGGTGGATCTGACCCTAATCACTTTTGGATGGTATTAAATGGTAGAAGTGGTGATACCTATTGGGCTGGAAATACTAGATATGGTAGTAGTAGTGGTAACGTAATGTATAATAGATGGGGTGGAGTTGCACTTTATTAAAAATAAATTAAAATGGAAAAGACAGCATACGAGTATTATTTAGAATCAGAAAACAAAGAACAGTTTATTATTGATAAGATAAGTGAATGGGGAGTTTGTAAAGATGAGTTATTAATTATACTAAATAATACAAATAAAATCATAAGAGAAAGACAATATCCTAAAGTAGTTGAACAGTTAGATATGTTGTGGCATGAAATAAATACTACTGGTACTATATCAGAAAATGGAGACTGGTTTAATACTATTAAAGAAATAAAGGATAATCATCCTAAACCAATACAGTAGATTAGAATAATAACTTAGAATAAATAATATAAGCTTTGTTTACAACTGACTCACTTGGTAACATATATTTTCCTGCTGGACTATCACTAGCTTCTATACCTGCTACTACTGGTACACAGGCTAGAGTTCTTGTGCCTGGAGTTAACGGTAGGATATCATCTGCTACAGTGGCACAGCTTATTACACAGAGTGGTAGTAATCTTGTTAGTTCTGTATTTGGTAGAACCGGAGCAGTTGTTGCAAAATTTGGAGACTATACTACAGATCAAATAACAGAAGGTAGACATGCTTTGTATTTTAGTATTGATAGAGTTAGAAAAGCTATAGCCTTAACTACATTTAATACATCTGGTCCGGCTACTTATGATAGTGTTACAGGTATACTTAATATACCACAGTATGGATCAGGTACGGCTAGTCCTACTAACTTTGTTCCTCTTACAAGAACTATAACCATTAATGGTCAAACAGCTGATTTATCTAGAGATAGGATATTTAGTGTAGCTTCAATGGTTTATCCATCTACAGGTATAGCTTTATCTAATGGTGTTTCATGGGAACCAAGTATAGTTAACAACTCTGCTAATTGGAATACAGCTTATGGTTGGGGTAATCACGCTATAGCTGGCTATGCATTAGATACTCAAGTAGTACATATTACAGGAGCAGAAACTGTTGCTGGATTAAAAACATTTACATCTGCTGTAAAAGCTCCTAATTTTATTTTATCTGGAGGTACAGGAAATACTGGTATGTACTTTGGTCATACTGATAGATTAGTACTTGCTAACTACGGAGTAGGCGGAATAGATTTTGAAAGTAATGGTGGTGTAATTAATGGTACATTATTTCCTAGTGGTAACTGGGCATTTAGTACTAGTGCAATAGATGATACAATTAATAGAGTACAAGTAGGTGGTTATATTATAGCCACTGGCTATAGAATCCCTTCAGGTACAGTTTCACAATTTTTAAAAGCTAATGGCTCTATAGATAGTACTAGTTATACACCTACAAGTAGGACACTAACTATTAACGGAACTGCTTATGATTTAACAGCAGATAGATCTTGGACAATAGCTGCATATATATTACCAATAGCTAGTACAACGGTACTAGGTGGAATTAAAGTAGGTACTAATTTATCTATTAATGCAACTACTGGTGTTTTAGATGCAACATTTACATACACTTTACCTATTGCAAGTGCTACGGTTCTTGGAGGAATAAAGGTTGGATCTAATTTATCTATAGATGCTAATGGGATTCTTTCTGCTGGAAACAGTTATGTGCTTCCAATAGCATCTGCTTCAGTGCTAGGAGGAATTAAAGTAGGAACTAACCTTAGTATAGACGCAAACGGTGTTTTATCTTCAACAGATACTAATACAACCTACGTTAACTTTACAAGAACAGTAGCAGGTCTTGTTCCTAATCCTGGAGGATCAACCACTACTCGTTATTTACGAGAAGATGGTACGTGGGTAATACCACCAGATACCGATACTGACACAATTTATGTTCATCCAACTACTGCTGGTAATAAACATATTCCTGCAGGAGGTGCAGCTGGTCAGATATTAAGATATTCATCAGATGGTACAGCAGTATGGGGAGCTGATAATGATACTACTTATGTAGTTTTTACAAGAAGTGCTAATGGATTAGCTCCAGCAGCTCCAGCAGGAGCAGGAACTACTAAGTATTTGAGAGAAGATGGAACATGGCAAGTTCCTCCTGATACAG